CAGATTGGTAAAGACAAGTATTATCATTTTGGCGCAGGGGTAATAACAGAATACACAGGAAAAAAATTAGAGTTTCCAATCGGCACTGCTTTTATAGTGGGTTTTGGAAAAGAAAGTTTAGATTATATACAATATGGAAAATTTGATAGTAAAGATTTATTAGCTACAACGCTGGGGGGATTTGCTATATCATTAACAATTAAACTGCTAGAAAATGAAAAACATAATAACCGTATTATTAATAATTATCGTAAGCATAAACGCAAAAGCAAAAGATAATATTTTTAAGAAGACATTTAAGTACGCGACTATTTATGGGGCTTATTCACAAACTAACTCTATACAAGCCCCGCAAACATTTATCGTAACGCAACAAAATGATTTAATAGAAACAACGCGTAAGCACCCAGCTGATATGATGGTAACTTATGGTGTTAGAAAGTTAGCTTTTTTTCAGTATGAGGATAGAAATAAATTTTATGATGGAACAGAAAAAAATGCCTCTACAAAATCTAATATAGGGGCTTACAAAGGTTTAGAATATTTAGTTGAATATAGTAGGGGTAGGCAACAAAGTAGAGAATTTAATAATCAGGAAATATTTGTGCGCTATTTATCGAAATTTTGGTTAGTAAAAGGCGAATATAAAAAAAATGAACTAATAGATATAGATTATAAAAGCGCCGAAGCCAGATTAAGATTACCAATAGGAAAAAAATTAAGCCTGAGCGCTGGCGCTATATATAGAACTTATGAGAAAGCATACGGACATAATCCTATTGAAAAATACTTAGAAGAAAATGCTTGGTGGACTTTAGCTTATGAGTTTGGGCATACTGACCAATTATACCAAATGATAAATCCTTTTACGCAAGAAGTGATGGGGTATGATTATCAATGGTTTAACCAGCAAGGTAATTTAATAGCAGCTAGCGATGCAGATTATCGTAATGGTGTATTTCAAAATGTAGTAAATATTTATAACGCAGAGCAACTATCGATGATTGGTAGCTTCGCTGATTTAGCAGCCGTAATTGGTTTAGATTTCTATCATTACAAGAAAAACTTTTGGTTACATATATATGGAAATATTTTAACAAAACAACAACTAATGCAAGGTGATAAAAGATATAGTTACAATAATTTTGTTGATGGCGATTGGATAGATTATAGCGCTGGTAGTGTGTTTGGTTTTAGAATAGGAAAAAACTTAGGAGTATTTAGTGAAGTAACTTTACAAAGATATTGGGATAGAAATTTAAAAGAAATTAAAGTTGGTTTAAATTATAAATTATGAGGTATTTTAATTATACAGAATTTGATAGTCCAGATGAGTTAGGCTCTGGAAAAAATATGTCGCCAGACATTTTAGAAATGTTAGACTTAGCGAGAGAGAAGTTTGACAAACCAATTAAAATAACAAGCGGTTATAGAACAGAGGCTTATAATAAAGATTTAAAAGCTAGGGGGTATAAAGCTTCTCCTAATTCTAGCCATTTAAAAGGGTTGGCGGTTGATATACACTGTAATAATTCTAAGGATAGATTTGAGCTTGTAGATATATTGTTAGATGTAGGTTTTAACCGAATAGGGATTGCTAATACGTTTATACACGTGGATATAGATAAAGACAAGCCCTCACACTTAATTTGGACTTACTAATGGATTTTTCAATAATATTATTATTGCCAAATGGAATAAACGCTGGGTTTAATTATTTCCCCGCCGACGACGAACATAATTATGAAGAATTAAATATTTATTTATTAATTATTCAATTAAAGTGGAGGTTTTATTATGAGTAAAAAATTTAAAGACACAAAGGTAGGTAAGTTTCTATTAGAAAAAGGCAGTGGTATTGTTGATGTTGTTGGTGATGTTTTACCAGACAATGGACTTTTAGGCGTTTTAAAAGGCGTTATAGATAAAGATGATAGTTTACCACAACAAGACAAAGAAACAGCCTTAAAACTATTAGAAATGGATGCTATCGAGCTGCAAGAAGTTTCTAAAAGGTGGGCCAGCGATATGCAGTCAGATAGTTGGTTAAGTAAAAATACAAGGCCTATCAGTTTAATGTTTTTAACAATCAGTATGGTATTGTTAATTATGTTAGATAGTTTTGATTGGGGTTTTAACGTTGGTGAAAGCTGGGTTCAGTTATTGCAAACACTATTAGTAACAGTTTACGTTGCATACTTTGGTTCTAGAGGTGCAGAAAAATTTACAAAAATAAAAAATGGAGGAAAATAAAGCTGAAATATTAATATACGAACTTAGAGAGTTATTAGGAATAGATTTAAAAAGTTATTCTGATTATCCGCAAGCAGCTAGAAATAATGCTAAGCGTGCATTAAAATGGAAAAAGGAAAAAGGTTCTAGTTGCGGAACGCCTGTTGGCTGGCGTAGGGCTTCACAATTAGCTTCAGGACAAGCACTTACAAGGTCCACAATCGCTAGAATGGCAAGTTTTAAAAGACACCAACAAAACAAAGACGTACCATACTCTGAGGGATGTGGCGGTATTATGTGGGATGCTTGGGGTGGTAGCGCTGGTATTAATTGGGCAATAAGCAAATTAAAACAAATAGATAAAAAAAAGTAAGCAGTAAATAATGGCTAAGAAAATAAACATCACCACATATCGTAAGTCAGCTAAAAAAAGCCATCCTCACACAAAAAATTTATCCAGGCTAAAAACTTCAAAAGGATATAAGAAAGCTTATAGGGGTCAAGGAAAATAATTCCTCTATATATATTATATTATATATATTATTATATATTATTATATATTATATTATTATATATATATATATATATATAAATATATTATTATATATTAATAAACAAAATTTTTCTTAAATTTATTTAAAACAATTCTATGCCTAGAAAAATATCGCGTAAGGGTTTAATAAAAAAACTAGATAAGATATTTAGTGAATACATCCGTAGGCGTTTTGCTAAAAATGATATTGTTGAGTGCGTTACCTGTGGTATAACTAAACACTGGAAAGAAGTAGACGCTGGCCATTTTATGAGCCGTAAACATTATGCAACAAGATGGCACCCACAGAATGTTCAAGTACAATGCAAACACTGTAACGGCTTTAGGTCTGGGGAAAACTATATGTTCGGTAAATATTTAGACAGCAATTATGGTATAGGCACGGCTGATGAGTTGGTTAGTTTATCAAGACAAATAAAAAAATACACAGATAAAGATATAGAAGAATTAATTTTATATTATAAAAATTTGTTAATTAATATTTAATCACTATATTGATAACGTTTTTAAAATAGTAGATTTTTTCTAGTAAAATTGAGTTAGTTAAGGAGGGTGGATTAATTTTCACCCTTTTTTTTTGTTATTTATTAAAAATTTTTTATAAATTTATATATCTTAATTTATTAAATATGAAAAACCTACTTAAAAAACAAATCACAACAAACACGAAAATAAAAACGAAACTATCTATTTTCGAGCTAAACTTAATTAGAGAATCACTAATCCACAGTATAAGAACATCTGATTGGGGTTTTGATTATGACTTAGAAGCTAAACAACTATTAACAACAATTGATGAAACATTATCTAAATATAAAATAGATGCAACCGAATGAACAACTTATCGACTTGTATTATCATAGGGTTAACGCCTTATTAGATAAAATCGATACACTAGAAACAAAAATTAAATCTTTAAAAACTAAATTAAAAAACAATGAAACAAAGTAAAATTAAATTTATTAAAAAGGAAACAAGCTGGACATCTAAAGATGGCAAGGAGTTTAACAAAGTAACAGTAACGTTTGAAAATGGTGATAGCTATGGTTTTAGCACACCAGCGCCTGATGACTTTACATATAAAGTTGGCGACACAATTAAGTATGACATAACAAGTGAAAAATATAAATCAGCTAAAGCTATGGGAAAATCAGAATTTGGATATAGTAAACCAATGAGTACAAATGATAGTATTATTAGACAGGTGGCATTTAAAGGAGCCGTTGAGCTAGCTAGTAACGGAAAAATAAACGTAGCAGACATTGAGGCATTTACTAACGAATTTAACAAATTATTAAAATGAATATAACAGGAAAAATAATAAAGATTGGGGATACGCAAGTTAGAAAAACATTTCAGTTCAGGGATTTAGTGATAGAAACATTTGGCCAATACCCGCAATATGTAACCTTACAATTTAGGAAAGACAAATGTACTTTATTAGACCACTATAAAACAGATGACAAAGTAGAAGTTGGAATTAATATTGGCGGTAGAAAATGGCTTAACCCAGAAACAAATGAGGTAAAATATTTTAACTCTATAGAGGGTTGGAAAATACAACAATATGCTGCTGAGGTCTCCTCCAAGGACCAAGCACCAGACAGAGAAGACGACTTACCGTTTTAATTTGTTATGTTAGGGGGTTTTTATAGCCCCCTTTTTTATTTTAAAAACTTTAACTAACTTTAATTATGCTGATAAACTTTGACCAAGAACTAGAAAAAATACAACAAGTGAGAACTGGCCAAATAAAAGAGGGCCTTAAATTAGGAAATAAAAATATAGATGAATATATAAGATTCAAGCGTAGCAATTTTAATGTAATATTAGGGCACGCCAACGTTGGTAAAACAACTGTAATACTTTATTTAATGTTATTATACACTTTAAAACACGATATAAGATGGCTAATATATAGTAGCGAAAATGAAGCGTATAGCATTATTAGAAAGCTGATTGAGTTTATAGCTTGCCAACCAATTAAAAAAATAAATCAAGTTAAATTATCTAAGATTGCTGATTATGTAAATAAATTTTTTAAATTAGTAAACACCGATAAATTATATACATACAAAGATTTGTTAGATTTAGCAGGAAATATCAAACAGGCTTGGGATTATCACGGGTTTTTAATCGACCCCTACAATAGTTTAATAAAGGATAAAAACATATTAAAGGGAATTAACTCACACGAATATGATTATCAAGCCACCAGTGAGATGCGTTTGTTTTGTAAAGAAAACGAAGTATCTATTTGGTTGAACACACACGCACAAACTGACGCCTTAAGAAAAAAACACGGTAAGGGTGAATACTATGAGGGCCACCCCATACCACCAATGGCCAGTGATGTTGAGGGCGGTGGTAAGTTCGTAAACCGCGCTGATGATTTTTTTGTTATACACAGGTATATACAACATCCAACTGACTGGATGTACTCTATGATACACACTAGGAAAATAAAAGACACCGATACAGGCGCAAGACCAACGCCACTTGAAAACCCTATAAAATTAAAAAGTATAATTAATAATGTGGGTTTTGAGGTTAACGGTGCCAATATGATTAAACTGAAACCTAGTGAAAAAAAAGAATTGCCATTTTAGTATTGTAGAAAAAGCATATAAAAAGCATAGCGACTGGATAAATATTCTTAAATCATTTGGTTGCCCTCAGGAACTGGCTAAAGACCTTACACAAGAAATGTACATACAATTGCAAATCCAAACAGAAAATGGATTGGATATAACATTTGATGATGATGTT